GTCTTGCCAACGTCAACGTCGCCGAAATCCCAAACGCCAGCGGCATAGTGATACTCGCCGCCGGTAGGCGTGCCAGTGACGCGGGTAAACGGAATGCCGTTGCCGTCACGCGCGCCAAGGTCGGCGACAACGTTCGCCGTTGCCGAGGTCGGCGTTACCGTGCCGCCGGTCGGAATGGCGTTGCCGGTAAGGTCTTCAACGACGTTTTCATATGCGGTGCCGAGCGTCAGCCCGTAAACGAACGTGTTGAAAAGCTCCGCGTTGATAAGCGCCGCTTTGGCCTTGAGCGAAATTTTGCCCTTGCCGCGACCGACCGCAACCGGATATTGATTCGCGCCGTACAAAAGTTTCGATTCAAATTCTTCATCAATCGAAACCTCTTGCAGAATGCCGAATTGAATCGGCGTCGGCGTTGCAACAGCCGCGCCGGTCGCGTCGATGGTTTGCGTGCCGATAAGCACGCCTGCGCCGAATTGAATCATGGTTATGCCTCTTCGTTTGCTGTTGCGTTAAGTGGTGTTGATTGAGATTCAGCGATCAGATACGCATAACCGCCACCGGGTAGCCTTTCCTTTTTTACCGTTACCGACGTTGCGCCGGGATACAGCGCCATTGCGCGCAACGCCGCGCGAACACATGCACCCGCCGCGCCGGGTATGGGGAACGATTCGGCGTTGTCATGAAATTTCCTCACGGGATCATGATGCGAATTGGCACATCGACAATGCTTATGTTTTGCAACAAGCCTTCGTTCACTCGCACCGCACCTTCGATATAAACGTGGTACACCTGCCCGTTCAACGTCACGACGTTTTCGGGATTGTTCGCAACAATGGCGTCGTCGATGGCATCCATTAACGCATTGCATAGCGTCGCCGGTAGCGTGTCCTCCGGTGACGCACTCCATGCATACATCACGACGTTGCATTGAAGCGTGCGCTTCGGCGGTATGCCGCGCCCCGGTCGCTGCCAATCTTCGCCGGTTTCGATCATGAACAGCGCGGGCATTTGCTCTTGCGTAACGTCAATGTGATGCTTGAGGAAGCGCGAAGTCGTGGCGAATTGCCCCGCAATCGCTGGCGACGCGAGGATCAGATCAAACAGCGCCGAATAGATTTGCTCGCGCATGGTCAATCAATCACAATCGGTCGCCACGGGCGAAGCCCAAGCGCGCGCCGGATTGCCGTCACCAGTGGGCGCGGGAACACGACGAAAGGCTTGCGGTGTTTCATTGCTTCATTGCCTTTTGCATGCCGCGCGTCAATGCCTGTTGCAATTCGTCAATGATCTTCTGGCGCATGTCGTCAAGCGCGGGCTTGAGGAAGGGACGCGCCGCCATTTGCTTTACGCCCGCCGGGTGCTTGGCAAAATACATTTCAAGTTCGGTGACATGCGTCATGCTCTTCGGCCCGCCGCGCGCGCCCGCGCCGACCTTCATGCGGAATCCATATTCCCAAAGCGCGCCGTATGAAACGTTCGTGCCGACGTAATAGGAAATGTCGCCGCCGGTATCCACGAAGCGCGAGCGCGAATCGCCACCGTTCGGCGTGATCGACGCCCGCAACCGATTAGTGACGACGCCGAGCTTCGCCGGTCGCGGGCCGGTCAAGTAATCCTTTTGCACATGCGCTTGCAATTCGAAGCCAAGCTTTTTGACGGTCTTCACAACCTCCTGACGCACGACGCCCGGCGCGAGCTTCAAGCGCTGCACTAACTGGCGGTCGCCGACGATGGTTGCGGAAATCATTTGACGACTACCCCCGCAACAAGATGCGTGAGCGCTGCGCAAAACAGACCGGCGGCAAGCAAGTTCAATCGGCCCGGCGTCTTGTTGATAAACGGCAGCAATATTGCGAGACCGAAAAACACGCATGCGAGAAACCAAAGCGACACGGTAATCGTAATCATGGCGTTCCTTTATTGAATTGGGGAAACGTTGCGATATTGATTCAACACGCCTTGCGCCCGCGATGTAATTGCGGTGTTCGTAAACGTAATGCTCTGTGCGTCGATGCTTTCCGAAAGCTTGCCGATGCGCGACCGGTACACGAACCAATCGCCGATCATGTCGATTGCCGCCTGTTCCACGTCGAAGGGAACGTACCCGTATGACAGCGCCAGCGGAATGCCCGCTTCGGCAGCGTTGAACGTGAAAACCGTATCCGACAAACTATATTGGCCCGGCCCCGGTGCGCCCGTCACAAGCTCCAACACGGTGCCATCGGCAAGGATGGCACTCACCGGGCTCGCCGCCCAATGCGCCAAACCCTCTAAGGTATATGGCGACATTGCGGGAATTGTGTTCGGTTCGCTGTCGACCAAGTAACCCGCTTGATAGACGAATGAAATGTTGTTGTACCCGCGCGGGAAGCGCGCGCCGTCAAGCATTATGCGGACATCCTCGAAAACGTATCCGCTAAATTGCGATGCGGTGACGACAGCGCCGAGCGCCGGGCGCGGTTGCAGCGGCAGACCGTTGATGTAAACCGACGTAACGCTTGTGCACGGGTAGTTTTCGAACATCATGAACGGCATGCCCTGCCCGCTGCGCGTTTCGTTGTATGTTGCCGAAGCGATGGTGCGATTCAACCACGTTTGAATATACCGCGACACCGCCGAAATCAAGCGTTGCATCAATGGATCAGTGATGCCGACGTAACCGCCGCCCGTGTAGGTACTGAATCCGGTTGAATCGACCGGCACCGAAAACGTTGTCGGGCTAACTACCGTCACGACATAATCGCCCGGCGTGAATTCCACCATGCCAAGCACGCCGTCGATGGTGTACATCGCGCCACTGATTAACGGCGTCGTCGGGCGCGTGGCAAGCGTGACGACTGCCGCGCTCGCTTTCGAAATGTCGGCGACGGCAAGCCCGGTCAAGCCAAGCCATTGCTTCGCCGTTTCAAGCCGCGTCAGATCACCGGGTTGCATGTCACGCCTTTTTTAGTGACAGCGTCTTGAATTGCGGTTTCGCGGGCGCTTCATCCGGCACAAGCGAATTGCCGTGAATCGGGCGCAGCAATTCATTGAGCGCAGACGCAGGCACGCGCACACGATCATTGATTGCCGGATACCACACGCCGCCATGCGAAACACCAGAGCAACCGGGTTGCGTCTTGAGTGTTACCAATCCATCTGACATTTTCCCATCCTCCAGAAACCGGCCCCGATAATCGCCGGTCGCACCCTTGAACAATCGGGGCCGGGCAAAGCGCGCCGCCAAGCGCGTTTACTGTATTACGCGTTGCCGATACCGGTGATGCAACCAAAGGCCGGGTTGAAGTAGTTTTGCAGCACGCCGTCGAAATAAACGCCGTACTGATACTTCCGCGAAACAATCGGCCATTCGATTTGGTAGTAGTCGCGGCGCAGAAGCATGCGCACCAGTTGCGCGACATTCGACAGCGGGTACGGCACCGTGCGCGAATAAAAGTAGCACGCGCCTTGCGGCATGAACGGATGCACATGCACGGTAAGCTGCGGCGTGCCAAACCCGATTGGGTTGTTGTACACCTTCAATTGCGCTGCCGCTGCCAGCCCGTCCGCACTCGCGTTGCCCATGAAGAACGGCGCAAGGTTCGTGTTGCCGGTAAGAACCTTGTTTTTCGCGTTGCGTTGGTCCGTCGCGTTCATGATGATGTCGGTCGGGATCAACCGATAATTGTTGTAGAACGACGACAGCGCCGTATCGATTTCCGCGATGCCGCCCGACCCGCTGCCGCTTGTGGTAAACGGCGCGCCGCCAAGGTCGGTGACGTATGACCCGCTGCCCGCCTTGAGTGCTTGCGTTAGCAGACCATCGAACACAAGCGAATTGGTCGATGTATCGGTTGCAGGAAGCGCCGAATAGAGTTGACCGGACGCGTTAAGCGCCGTGAGTGTCGCCGTCGGATTCGTCGTGATGGCGAAAAGCTTGTTCGTGTTCGAAGAGCTTGACGCGTACCACGCATAACCGAGCGCGCCCGCGACCGCCGTCGTTGACAGCGTAACCGATTGCGCGGTGCCACCGCCGTTAACAGTGACGCCCGACGATTCAAGCGAAACGATGCCGGAAAAACCATTGATGACATCGGTAGACCCGTCGGCATTCGTGCGCGTATACGGAAGCTTGACGCCCGCCGCGACGGTCGATTGCGCAACACCGTCGAAGGTCAGCGCAACGACGCGGAAGTAATACGTCGCATCGGACAGCGCGCCCCCGGCAACGTGTTGCGTTCCCGTCGGCGCAACCGCAGTGCCCAGCGCAAGCGTGGCGTTGCCGCCAAGGATGATGCGCTCTTCCTGTTCCATGCACGCTTGCAGAAGTTCGGTAACGGCCAGCGCGCGCACATCGTCAAACCCCTTCGCGGCGTAGTCGGCTTCGAACGTCACATAGTTGTCCAGACCGAGGAACGCGAACGCAGCGAGAACCGCATTCACCGTTTGCGACATGAAGCCGCCGCGATTGCCTTCCGACAGACCGATAGAAACGTTGCCGGGATTAATCGCGGTAATTGTGCGCCAGTTGGCTTGAATGCCCGTGCCGCCGACGTTGCGCGGAATCATGTTGCGCATGATCGTCGTCAGCGGATACAGCAGTTGTGCAGCGGGTTGAAGATCGTATTCGGCGATGCCCGTAATCGCGGTGCCCGGTTGCACGAATGCTTTGTGCACATCGGATTTTTGCGCTTCACGGATTTTGCCAAGAATCGAATTCAGGTCTTGATTCATGATGGTATTTCCTGTCTGTGGTTCGGTTAAGTTGATGGTTGATTACTTGGCAACGCGTCGGCGCGGATCGCCGGGCATGCCGCCCGTGGATTGAATTACCTTTGTCACCGTGGCAACCTCATTAATGCTGCCGTCGGGGTTGTGCACCGTAAGCGCGGCGATGTCTTCCGCGCTCAACGTCTTGGGAACATCGCTGCCCGTGTCTTCAATCTTGTCGACCGGGCGCAGGCGAATGCGGGAAACCGGTTGCGCTTTCAGCTTTGCGACTTCCGCCGTCAGCGTGAGCAATTGCGCGGCAAGGTCGGTGCCCTTCACAAGCTCCGCATTGCCATGCGCTTTGTCGCTGCCGCCGCTGCATTCCGCGCCAAGTGCGACCATGCTGTTATGCGCGTTTTGCAAATGCGCTTTGTCCGCTGCGGAGTGACGCGCACCCGCCTTTTCGATCAGCGCGGCGCGCAGTGCTGGCGCGTCAAGCTTCACTGC